AGAAAAAAGATAAACATACCATTGATCTTGGTGGACAAGAATTAATTAGAGATGATAAATCTAACACATTTATAAGAAAAGTTGATGGCACTAGGCTTAGACTTGTAGCTTATGGAACTGACAGACATTTAGAAAAAGAACATAAATCAGTATTAGATAACTATTATGCTAGAGATTTATTAGATCCTTTTAATAAAGAACATAACAGCAAACGATATTGGGCAGGACAAGGCTTTGAGAAAGTATTTAATCGTGCAGGAATACAACAAAGAATTACTTCTAGTTTAAAAGAAAATTTAGGTCATGGTACTAAAGAAGATTATGCTGTTAATAATCTTGCAGCTTTAGATGAATTTAGATTTATTAATAAAGAGTTAGGTAAATTATCTAATATATTATGGTTAGTTATTATTAATAATACACCGGCAAAAAAAAGAATGGATGAGTTAAGAGAGGCTCTTGATAAATTAATTTTGCATTTTGATATTAGTTGATGTTTTGTTGCTATTAACAAATGAATCGTAAATCTATAAAGATATATATAATCACATAAAATACGACTATTTTTATGCCAGAACAACAACTCTTTAGAGCTGTTCTGTTGCAGGGTTTAACTGATGCATTGGGTAAATTTGAAATATCCTCCAGGTTAAATGCCAAATATGAAGTAGAAGCAAAAGATTGGTTAAAGAGCAAAGATTTTAATCTTATTTGTTCTTATGCTAATTGGCAACCATCTGAAATTATAAAAATGTATTTAGACATTAGTAAACATAAACATTATTTAACAGCAACCGATATAAGATTTTTATTAAATGAAAGAATTACTAGAAGATATTAACTGCACTATGTTTATGGTTAAAAATCCAGACACAGATCAGTCAGAAATTATTATTAGATTTAAGTTCGACTCAGAGCAAGAGGCATTGAGCTTTGCTGATACATTTAAAAGTACACCAGAATATACAGATTACGCACAGACAGGCAAAACAATAACATATCATTAAATGAAGATAGAAATGTGGTCTATTGATAGACCAATAGCCTATGTTCGCAATGCTCGAAAGATACCTCAACAAGCAATCGATAAGGTTGCTGGAAGTTTAAATGAGTTTGGTTGGAGACAACCAATAGTTGTGGACACTAAAGAAATTATAATTGTTGGTCATACAAGACTTAAAGCTGCACAAAAGTTAGGCTTAAAAGAAGTACCAGTTCATATTGCTGAAAATTTAACTGAGGCTCAAGTCAAAGCATATAGACTAGCTGATAATAGAACAGGTGAAGAGACTGATTGGGATCAAGAGTTATTATCTTTAGAGATAAAAGACTTAACTGATTATGATATTAACTTAGACTTAACAGGTTTTGGTGACAAAGAAGTAACGCAGCTGTTAAACCAATATTTAGAAACCGAACAAGGTAATATTGGCGATGATGAGATACCAGATACTATTGAGACTAGGACTCAGCATGGTGACTTATGGCAACTTGGCAGACACAAATTATTATGTGGTGATGCAACAATAAAAGAGGATGTTGCAAAGCTAATGGGTGACATGAAGATAGATATGATCTTCACTGATCCTCCTTATAATGTTAATTACTCTGGTCGTGGCAAGAATGAATTAGGGACAATTAAAAATGACAATATGGATAATGATTCCTTTATGTTATTTTTAAATGACACTTTTAGTTTAGCTCATGAGTATTTAAAACCATTAGGCTCACTCTATGTTTGTCATGGTGATAGTAAATCAGATGCTAAAATAAGTTTTGAAGTTATCTTTGATAAATATTTTAAGAAGTCATCGACTATTATTTGGGTTAAGCAATCAGCCGGAATGGGTTGGCAAGATTATAGGTGTCAACATGAACCAATATTATATGGTTGGAAAGAAGGTAAAGGAAAGCACTCCTTTTATGGTGATAGAACTAAATCAACTGTTTGGAATGTATCAAGAGACTCTCAATCATCTTATAAGCATCCGACTCAAAAGCCTATTGCATTAATAGAAGAGGCTTTAAGAAACAGTAGTAAAGAAGAGGACCTGGTATATGATTCCTTTGGTGGAAGTGGTTCAACACTCATAGCTGCAGAAAAGAATAATAGAATTTGTAACACAATAGAATTAGATCCTAAGTTTTGTGATGTTATATTACAACGATGGGAAGACTTTACAGGAGACAAAGCAAAATTAAATGGAAGAAATAAAAAAGGGCAGACCGACAAAGTACAGCAAGACTCTAATTAAGAAGATATTAGAACGACTGGCCAAAGGTGAGCCAATAAGAAATGCAGTAGTTGACGAGGGAATAAGTTGGGCAACATTTCGTAACTGGTTATTAACTAAAGATGGATTAAGACAGCAGTACGCACTTGCCAAGCAAGATGGTATTGAATGGTCTATCGGTGATGTTGAGACTATTGCTATGCAAACAGTATCAAGGTCGAGGGAAAAGAAAGCAGATATATCTGAGGTTAAAGCAGTAAGTGAATTAATAAAGCACAGACAATGGAAGGCACAGAAACTCTTTCCTAAAGTCTATGGAGATAAGACTCAAATGGAAGTATCTGGTGGAGATAAAGCAATAGAGATTAAATGGGAGTCAGATAAGGACTAATTACTAGCCAATATATGCTTATACAATAGGTTAATGGGTGGTAGATAAGGAATGATAAGGGAGTGGTGTTTAGTTAAGTTGTTGATTTAATTAAATAGATTAAGAGATTTGTTTTAATTGACACAGAAACTCTCGTGAGCAAAAGAATTTAGAACAAAAATAGAACAAACTAACTAAAAAATAATATTATTACTCCATATTTAATCCAGACTGCTGATTAATGGCAGACTTCTGCCAAAAGAAAGCCATTGGGATTGGTATTCCTTTTGTTCCTGTTTTGTTCATGTAGAACAATACCAGAACAAATAATAAAATAACCCCACAGGCTTGATGCAGTGAACATGGGGACTGATTTTAAGACAGATGAATTTCCTACGAGGCTTTTTATGATTAAAAAAACTAAAACAAAAAAAAGAAAATCTAAACAGACCAACGATCCTTTTAAAGAATTAGTTATGGCATTAAGCGAAAAGCCTACCCTACCAGAATCATCTGGAAGAGGCATTGTTAAAGGCAATGATGTTTCACGCATGAAAGATTTCTTAGAGCAAGAAAGTAAGGATGTTTGAAAATTGTTATACCCTACAAGCCTAGAGAACATCAAAAGGCTGTTCATAAAAAATTAAAAAGATTTAATGTCTTGGTCTGTCATCGCAGGTTTGGAAAAACTGTGCTGTGTATTAATGAGCTAATTAAACACTGCATGATTAATCCTCTGCCAAGACCACGATATTATTACATAGCACCAACTTACAGCATGGCAAAAAGAACTGCTTGGGATTATGTAAAAGAATATACAAAGGTTATACCAAACACCGAGTACCATGAAACAGAGCTTAGATGCGATCTTCCAAATGGAGGAAGGATTCAGCTGCTTGGTACTGAGAGACCAAATAGCCTAAGAGGACTGGCCATAGATTTTTGCGTGATGGATGAGGTAAGTCAATTCCCTCCCTCGCTGTGGAATGAAGTAGTTAGACCGGCATTGGTCGATAGGTATGAACTTGGACAAAAAAAAAATTTTTTAACTGGGGGGATGATCGCTATTGGCACTCCTCAAGGACACAATGCCTTTTTTGATCTTTATGATTATGCCAGTCATAATGATGATTGGTATGCTGAAACATTTAAAGCATCGGATACAAACATTATATCCGAGTTAGAGCTTAATGAAGCTAGAGCCTTAATGCCGGAAGAGGTCTATGAGGCAGAATTTGAATGCTCGTTTGATTCAGCTGCAATAGGATCTATCTATGCAAAAGGCTTAACAAAAGCCGACGAAGAAAAAAGAATTACAAAAGTCCCATATCAAACAGATGTTAAGGTTTCAACTTTCTGGGATTTAGGAATGGCAGATAAAACTGCTATATGGTTTGTTCAACAAGTAGGATCAGCATTCCACATAATTGATTATTATGAGGATAGTGGCGAGAGTTTAGAATTCTATGCAACTGTCTTGGATGAGAAAAAATATATTTACAATACACACTTCCTCCCACACGATGCTCAAGTAAGAGAGCTTGGGACTGGAGTTAGCCGAGTAGAGACAGCACAGTCTTTAGGTATGCGAACTTCTATTGTTCCCAAACTCTCTATTGAGGATGGTATTAACGCAGTTAGAATGATTTTAAGCAGATGTTGGTTTGATCACGATAAATGCAAACATGGTCTAGATGCTTTAAGGCAATATAGATGGGCTACATCAGAACGAGGAGAGCTTAAAAATAAACCAGAACATAACTGGACAAGTCACGCAGCCGATAGTTTTAGATATTTTGCTGTGGGCAATCAGCAGAGTACCGAATGGACTACAAAATTAAAATATAACAATGCAGGAATTATTTAACGAATGGCAAAATTAACAAAAACAAAGCTACTATCACAAATATCACAGGAGATACAAAGTTCTCTTGGCTTTTATTCAAGTGATTTATCTACGCAACGCAAAGAAGCACTCAAGTATTATCTTGGTGAGCCTCTTGGTAATGAAGTAGAAGGTAGATCAAGTGTAGTATCACAAGACATATTAGAAGTTGTTGAGTCTATGTTGCCTAGTTTAATGCGTATGTTTACGCAATCAAACAAAATGGTTAACTTTGATCCCCAACAACCAGAAGATGTGCCTTATGCAGAGCAAATAACCGACTACTGCAACTTTATTTTTAATAGAGACAATGAAGGTTTTAATATTTTGCACTCCATGTTTAAGACTGCACTCCTTCAAAAGAATGGTTTTTGCAAAGTTTATTGGAAGAAGTCAAAAAAACAGAAAAAAGAGTCTTACAAGCACTTAGATGAGACGCAATATCAAACATTATTAATAGATGATGAGATAGAATTGCTTAGTGTGGAAGAAATATCCGAAGAGGATGGTACTTTTTATGATGTAGAGCTTAGACGCACAAAGGAATATGGCAGATGCCAGATAGATCCTGTGCCACCAGAAGAAATCCTGGTATCAGCTAGAGCAAAAACTTTAAAAGATTGCAATTTCATCGCACACCGAGTTGCTAAAACAGTTTCCGAGTTAATTGACATGGGTTTCAATAAAAAAGATGTTGAAAGTCTGCCTAGTAGCGAAGAACAAGTCTATAATACAGAGGCTATTGTAAGACGCAGCTATGATGATCCCTCAATGGATCTAGAAATCTCTAATATTGACTCTTCACAGCGAGTTGTTCAGATAACCGAGTGCTATATGAAGGTTGATATGGATGGTGATGGCATTGCCGAGCTAAGAAAGATCATTGTTGGAGGTAGTGGCTATAATAATTACATTATTTTAGAGAATGAAGAAATAAATAAGCTGCCTTTTGCTATGTGTGTGGCGATACCAATGCCTTTTAGGTTTTTTGGTCTATCTATGTACGATTTATTAGCTGATGTGCAGATGATGAGTACTACGATCATGAGAAATACTCTTGATAATATGTATTTTCAGAATAACGCAAGGACTGTTGTTGTTGATGGTCAAGCAAACCTAGATGATTTACTTACTTCAAGAGCAGGTGGCATTGTTCGAGTTAAATCGCCTAATGCTGTCACTCCTTTACAGACTCCAAACTTCTTAAATGATGGTTTATCTATGATGAAAAAAATAGATGAGCTAAAAGAAAAGAGATCTGGTGTACCAAATCAACTAATGGGACTTAATCCAGATACAATAAACAAATCACATACCACAGCACAGTCTGTTAACCAGATGATGAACAGTTCTACACAAAGAATTGAATTAATTGCCAGGTCCTTCGCTGATGGAGTAAGAGATATATTTGAAAATATACTTGCTGTTGTATGCGAGTACCAAGATCAAGAAAGAATAGTTAAATTACGAGGCGAATTTATTCCAATGAATCCTCGACAATGGACTGATCACTATGATTGCACAACACAAGTTGGACTAGGAACAGGAAACCAAGATCAACGACTAGAAGTTTTACAACAAGTTTTAAATGTCCAAGAAAAATTAATTGGCATGGGTGGGATGGGAATGGTAACTCCACAAACAATTTATAATACTTTAGAAAATTATTTACAAAATAGTGGATACAAAGATGCATCACAATTTTTTAATGATCCATCACAGCAACCACCTCAACAACCACAACAAGAAAAACCAGATCCGGCTCTGCAATTAGCAGCACAAGATATCGAAATGAGAAAACAAAAGGCTATGGCAGATGCAGATTTTAAAAATAGAAAATTAGAAGCTGATAATCAATTTAAAATGCAAAAAATGAACTTAGATGAACAAAAATTGGCAACGCAAGTAGTCAAAGAACAAAACATAAATAGTTTAGAAAAAGAGAAATTAGCTTCTAAAATTCTAGAACAAGGGATGAATTAATGGCTGATAAATTTACACCTTTTATGGTTGGAACACAGGCTCAAAATATTATCAATGATTTTTTGGATGGTAAATTAACAACAAGTCCTAATGTTAATTCAGCAGGAAAGTTTCGTAATCCAAAATATGATATACGAACAGAACAAGAAAAAGCAGGAACATTAGATCCAACAGCAGATTTTCCTAATCCACAAATAGATTATTCTTCTGTACCAGATACTCCAGTTGATCCTTGTCCTCCAGGTTTCATGTTAGTTGATGGTGTATGCCAACCAATAGAACAATTTGGTAAATCAGCTTATGATGAACAAAGAGATAAAGATGATCCAGAAGAAAGACCTTATATGTCTATTGAAGATATGACCAATGCAAGTGATTACGAATTATTAAAATATCTTGATGATGGTTGGTTAAAAGGAGATAAATTTGACGCAACTATTGGTGGTACTTTAATGCCACCTGCATTTATATTACCTTTTGGTGGTCAAAATAAAATGAGAAGAGATTTTATTATAAATGAACTAACTAGACGAGGATATGCAACTGGAGTAAACGATAAAGGTCAAAATACTTTTAATCTTGGCAATGTTTTTGGCATTATAAGTAATGCAGAGGCAGCTAACAAAGGTATAAATGAAAATCAATTAGGTTTTTTTACACCAGACGAAATTAATTATCAAATAGAAGCTAAAAATCAAGCAGATGCTTTTTCTGGAAATCCTTATGCAGAAACAATGACTGATGACCAAATAAAAGTTGATGCCGATAAATCTGGTGGTACAGTAAATCCTCACGAAGTAAACTTTACACCAAGCCCATCAAATGAATCAATATATCGATTTAATCCTGTTACTAATCCTGCCGATGATTTTGATGATGAAAGTTCTGGCATTTAATGGATAAAGAAAAAGAAATTAAAAGAGGACATGAAGCAAAACGAATATTAGAAGATCCTATATTTGTTGAAGCTATACAAAAGGTTTCGGCAGAGTTAGACCATGAATGGTTAAACTCACCGATAAGAGATACTGAAGGAAGAGAAAAAATTTACATGATGAAAAGAATGTTAAATGTCCTTCATGTACAACTGCAATCTGTAATGGAGACAGGCAAACTAGCCTCAAAGCAGATTAATCAATAAAAGGAGTTATTATGGCAGATACGCCTCAAGAGGAGTCTGTTGTTTCAAAACCAACCTATAATACAGAAGAAACAACTCAAGCATTCGCTACCCTACTAAACAAAGAAGAGACTGCAAGGAACGAAGAGCTTGAAACACCTACATCGGACAAAGGAGAAGTCGATCTAAAAGAAGACACCGATGATCCCTTAATGGAAGATGTAGATGTTAGTGAAGAAGTAGTAGATAACGAAGAAGCCTTATCAGAAAACGAAGAGACACTTTATGATGTGACCATAAATGGTAACAAGCAAAAAGTTACACTCAATGAGTTAATGAAAGGTTACTCTAGAGAATCAGACTATACCAAAAAAACAATGGATTTAAGTAATCAACGCAAAGAGGTTGAATCTATGCAAGAAAACTTAAAGAAAGAGTTTGACGCAGTCAAAAGTTCTCGTGATCAATATGCAACACAATTAGAAATTTTAACTAATAATTTGCAACAAGAAGAGAAAGTAAATTGGGATGAGCTTTATCGTGAAGATCCTGCTGAGTATGTACGCAAAAAAGCAGAAGATGATAAACGAAAAGAGTCTTTAAATATTGCTCGTCAAGAGCAACTTAGAATTCAAAAAGAACAACAAGAAGAGCAAAAGAAAGTATATAACGAGTATATTGCTAATGAACGAAAAATCTTGTCTGAAAAACTTCCCCAATATGCTGACAAAAATAAAAGTGCAGAGTTTACAAGACGATTAACAAATTTTGCTAAAGAGAGTGGTTATTCTGATCAAGAAATTGCTATGATGGTAGATCATCGTGCAGTTTTATTGTTAGCTGATGCTTACAGATATAATCAACTGAAAAAAACAAAATTGTCTAATAACAAAGTAAACAAAACTTCTAAAGTTGTCACTTCTAACGCATCTAATGTTAGAGAAGATTCTGAGGTGAAACAAAATATTGATAAGAGAATGTCGAGACTCAAAAAATCTGGACATCTCAAAGATGCACAATCGGTGTTAAAGGAGATGTACTTTAACGAATAGGAGACTACAATGGCTGTACCTAATAATACAGTACAAACCTATACTCGTGTTGGTATAAGAGAAGATTTAGCAGATGTTATTTATAACATAGCACCTACTGAAACACCTTTTATGTCTAATGCAGGTACAGGATCAGCTTCTCAAAGTAATCATGAGTGGCAAACAGACGGATTGGCTAACGCAGCTGCCAATAAACAAATTGAAGGCGATGATGCAGCAAACTTAGCTACAGTTGCAACAACTAGATTAGGAGATTTTACACAAATATCTACAAAAGTTATTGGTGTATCTGGAACTGATCAAGCAGTTACAAATGCAGGTCGTGGTGATGAACTTGCTTACCAAATGGCTAAAGCAGGTAAAGAACTAAAAAGAGACATGGAGTTTACACTCGTAGGTCAAGAAAATTTTAAAACAGCAGGTGCAGCCGGAACAGCAAGAGAGCTTGGATCAGTTGGAACTTGGTATGGAGGTAACATACCTGGAACTGCTACTGCAGCTAACAACTATTCAGCTGCAGCCAACACTACTTATGCTAATGCAGCAGGAGCTGTTGGTGCAGGTTTAAATGGTGATGGTCTTGTTAAAAGAAATGCCAATGGAACTTTAAGAGCTTACACAGAAGATTTACTAAAAGCAGGTTTGAAAAAAACTTTTGAACTTGGTGGAAGTCCAGATTGTGTAATGATGACTGCTTCTCATAAGCAAACTGCTTCTGGTTTTAATGGTATCGCTACAAACACAAACAACATTGCTGATAAAAGAGTTATCGGTGCTGTGGATGTGTATGTATCAGACTTTGGCGAAGTAACTTTCGTACCAAATAGACACCAACAAGAAAACAGAGTTGACATTTTGGAAATGGATAAGTGGGAACTATCTTATCTTAGACCTTTCCAAACTAAAGAACTTGCTAAAACTGGTGACTCAGACAAAAGAATGCTTTTAACTGAGTACACTTTAACTGCAAGAGCTCCAACTGCCAACTATGGTATTTTTGCTCTAACAGCTTAAATTAAATTTATATGAGGGGAGGAAATTAGTTCCTCCCTTTTTAATTGAAGAGCATTATGCTCGGAACAATTAAGGAAAACAATGAGAACATTAAACGATTATTTTTTAACAGGAAAAATTACAACTATCTCAACAGCAGGTAGTAGTTTTGTAACTGCTCCTGATAGTGGAAAAATTATTAAAATTTATACTACAATTAAAAATGCAATTTCTTCTGCTGATGCAGGTCTATCTTTTGAAATAGGTGGAGTAGCTGTCGGTGGTGGTGGCATTACAGTAACACAATCTGGTTCAGCTGCAGGAGATGTTGATTCAGCAACTCCTTCAAGTGCAAATTATGTAGCAGAAGGACAAGCAATAGAAATGATAACAGATGGTGCATCTTCAACTGCTTGTGAGTGTGAAGTAACTTTTGTAATCAGAAGAATGGGGTAATTATGGCTAATGCAGGAATATATTATGGCAGACCTTCAACAATACATAAAATTGATTTTACTGATTCATCAGTAGCAAATTCAACTGCTTTTAGTTCAGACACGAGTTATGTAATGTTATGTTCAAAAACAGCAGGGTGTCATTTTGTTGTTGCATCATCTCCAACTGCAACTGTTAATGGAGGATCTTATTTACCAAAAGATGAAGTTATTTTTATCAAAGTAAGTGGTGGCGATAAAATTGGAGCTATCAGAGAAGCATCTACAAGTGGCAGTTTATACGCAACCGAGATGGTATGACAAAAAAACTTTGGATAGACGATACAAATAGTGCATCAACTTTAAAAACAAGAATGCACATTGATGAAAGTGAAAATAAATATCACTTTGAAGATGTGCAAGATGTTGAGCCTTTAATAGACATGAATAAAAAAGAGTCTAATTTAGGTAATGATGCACTAAAGTTTCATGGTGAACTTGGTAAACACGCAGGAATGACTAAGGTTGCCTCTATCCCTCTTGTTGTTGTTCAACAACTTGCCCAAAAAGGAATAATGAACCAAGCAGGTGGTATAAAAGACAAAGAGGCATTTAAAAAATGGCTTAATGATCCTGATAATAGATTTTTTAAAACTTATAATGGAAAAATATAATGGCTTTGGACTCATACGCAAATTTAAAAACAGAGATTGCAAATTATCTAAACAGAACAGATTTAACATCTTATTTAGACACATTTATTGAATTAGCAGAATCTCGTATAGCTCGTGATTTACGATTACGAGAAATGGAAACTATAGACACATCAATAACAACTGTTTCTGGAACACAAAGTTATGATTTGCCAACAGGATATTTAGAAATGCGATATGTTGCTTATCAAACAAGTCCTTATACTTTTCTTACTTTCTTAGCTCCACCAGATTTTATGCGAGTGTATAATGCAGGTGAAGGATCTGGAACGCCATCACATTACACTATTATTGGTAGTAAAATTTATTTAGGAATGCAACCAGATGCAGCTAAAGTTTTAGAATTAGGATTTTTTAAAAGACCAACAGGATTGTCTGCTGTTAATACAACAAATGAAATTTTAACAAACTTTCCAGATATTTATTTATATTCTTGCCTTGCAGAAAGTGAGCCTTTTTTAATGAACGATGAAAGACTACAAGTTTGGGCATCGCTATATAAAGAAGCAGTAGAGACTGCAAATAATTCTGCACAAAGAGGAAGATCATCTGGAGCACCTTTAAATATGACTGCTAGAATGGTGGTCTAAATGGCTGACATTCAATTTGGTCAATTACAAGCAGATTTACCTGCTTATCAAAACACAGGATCAATAAAGATTAATAATGTGATTCCTTTAGCTCAAGGTTATAAATCTTTTCCAAGATTTGTAGCTTTAAGTGGAACAGGATTAGGCAATACACCAGTTGGGTTATTTACTTCTTTCTCTGCATCTGGAACAACTAATTATGCAGGAGATACAACTAAACTATATCAAATGGATAGTTCACTTGTATTTCAAGATAAATCTAAAGCAGGTGGTTATAGTAATTCCACAACAGAAAACTCAAGAGACTTTTGGGCATTCACACAGTTTGGATCAAATATAATTGCAACTAACCATGCTGATAATATTCAAAAATTTGAAGAGGGTGTAGACTCAGCTTTTAGTGATCTTGTTTCTTTAAAAGCGAAATATTTAGCTGTTGTTAGAGATTTTGTTGTTGCAGGATATACAACCGAGTCTGGAACAGTTTACAATCAACGAGTTAAATGGTCTGGATTAAATAATTCGGCTCAATGGACTCCAAGTCAAACCACACAGTCTGGTTATCAAGATATTGTTGGTACTCATGGTAATGTACAGGCAATAGTAGGTGGTGAATCTTTTGGTATTGTTTTCATGGAGAGAGCAATATTTAGAATGAGTTATGTTGGAACTCCACTTATCTTTCAGTTTGATAAAATTGCAGATAACATTGGAGCTTTTTCTCCTAAAAGTGTTGTTTCTTTTGGATCAGACATATTCTTTTTGGCTCAAGATGGTTTTTATAAATTATCTGGTGGTCAACAATTAACACCAATAGGTATAGGAAAAGTTAATGAATTTTTCTTCGCAGATACAACAAGCAACTTTGAAGGGATTTGTAGTGCAGTAGATCCAAATAATTCAATGGTTATTTGGTCTTATAGAGGAAGTGGTGCAACCGGCACAGGAACAGTTAATAATAAATTACTTTGTTATAACTATGCAGTTGATAGATGGAGTACAGGTAGTGATCAAGATTTACATTTTATTAATTCTGCATCGCAAGAGGCTTTTACTACTTTAGAGGCACTTGATATTTTAGGAACAATAGACGAGTTGCCATATAGTTTAGATTCTTATGCTTATGGTGAGGGAATTATAGGTTTAAGTGGATTTAATTCTGCAAAAAAATTTGGAAAGTTTCTTGGTGCAAGTTTAGATGCAACAGTAGACTCAACCGAATTTGAAGGTGCAAAAAATCGCAACAGTACATTATTAAATGCTAGACCGATTGTTGATGCTAATGGAAGTGCAAATACAACAATAACAGTTACACCTATTACCAGGTCCTCTCAAGCTGATGCAGTTACAGAAGGATCGGCTGTTAGTACGCAATCTAATGGTGATTGTCCAATGCGATCTACAAGTAGATATCATCGTCTTAGAGTTAATGTGACAGGAAACTTTAAAACTTTATCTGGAATTGATGTAGAGGCTAAAGAAACAGGAAAAAGATAATGGCTCAAAACCAATATTTAAAAGTTCCTGTATCAATGCCGGATAGTTCACAGCATTTACGATTAATTTCAAATACTGTAAACAACACACTTGATGGAAAATTAAACTCAACAGGAAATATAACTTTAACAGCAAGTGCAACAACAACAACTTTAACTGATAGAAGAATAGGTGCAAACTCTATAATTTTATTTATGCCTACGACGGCAAATGGAAACACAGCAAAAACTAATTTATATGTTTCTGCAAGAGCAGATGGATCAGCAACATTAACACACGCTAGTTCGTCAAATAATGATCAGACCTTTGGATATATTGTTATTGGATGATCATAAAAGTACCTCCAGAAGATTTACATATTATCTGGAACGAAGTTGAGCCAAAAATAAAAAAAGCTCTTGATGACTGTTACTCAAGTCAAGATATTTTAGATGGTTTAATACAAAATAAATTTCAACTTTTTATTAGTTGGGAAAACAAAGTGGAAAGTGCAGTAATTACAGAAGTTGCACAATACCCACAAAAAAAGATTTGTCGTTATTTCTTAGCAGGAGGTAGCAACATGAATAATTGGCTTGAGCCAATACAACAAGAAATAGAAAAATTTGCCAAATACAATAACTGTCAAGCAATAGAGGTTGCAGGGCGAAAAGGATGGGCAAAAAAATTAAAAGGATATGAACAAAAAATATATTTATTTAGCAAGGAATTATAATGTCAAAAGGTAGTAGTCCAACAAATGTAACAACAACAACGAGTGCAGAGCCATCGGAGTTTGTTAAACCTTATGTTACAGAAGCATTCGATCAAGCACAAAATTTATTTCAATCAGGTGTACCAAATTATTATCCAAATCAAACATATACAAATTTTGCACCAGAGACTACTGCAGCTTTACAATTAGCAACAAACAGAGCATTAAGTAATCCTCTTCTTGCATCTAGTCAGAGTGAAATAAATAAAATATTACAAGGTGATTATCTTGATCCAAGTACAAACCAATATTCAAAAGCATTATATGATCAAATTGCAGGAGATGTAACATCTGGTGTTCAATCACAATTTTCGAAAGCAGGAAGACTTGGCTCGGCAGCTAATCAAAGTGTATTAGCAGAAGAGTTAGGTAATGTTGCAAATCAAGTGTATGGCGATCAATATAACAGAGAACGAGATCGTATGGCTCAAGCAACACAAATTGCACCAAATCTTGCAGCTATGGATTACCAAGATATACAAGCATTATCTGGTGTTGGTCAAACTAGAGAAGCGATGGAAATGGCACAGATACAAGATGCAATGGCTCGTTTTGATTTTGAACAACAAAAACCATATTACAAATTACGAGAATATTTAGGATCAATAGGTGCTAATGTTCCAACAACAACATCTTCTACAAAACCTATATTTAGAAATACTGGTGCAGGTTTACTTGGTGGTGCAATGCAAGGAGCTGAGTTAGCAGGAATGATACCTGGAATGGGATCTGGTGTAGGTGCTATCGGTGGTGGCATACTTGGAGGATTCTTTTAATGGCAAATCAGTATGATACTAGAAAAGCTATTTTAAATGCTGGTTTAAGTTATCCAGTCAATACAAATCAAATGAATAATGCAGTAAAAAATTTTAGTGCTATAAATACACCTAGTGGTTATTCTTCTTTAGGTAGTCAAATGGCTGCACAAAATCAATTTCAAAACATTCAACCAAAAGGTTTTTCTTCTCTTGGTCAGCAAATGAATGCAAATAATGTTCCAATGCCAACAGGAAGATTTTCAGCAATAAGTGATAAAGGTGGATCAGTAACTCCACCAAACTTTAAAAATAATTTATTAAATTATGTTTTTTCACCAGAAGGCAAAGGTATGGCTCAAGGTCTTTTAGAGGCTAGTGGTTATTCAGACACTCCAATTAGTTTTGGTCAAGCACTTGCTATGGGAATGAAAAGAGGTAATGAAGCAAAGGCTAGTGCCTCTGCATCACAATTAGCTCAAGATAAATTTAATTATCAAAAAGAACAAGATATTTTAGACAGAGCTTTAGCATACGCACAAATAAAACCTGCATCTGTTCCGGCATTGCAACAAAACATTAGAGCAATGTTAGAAGGACAAGGTTTAAAACCTGGAACTCCAGAATATGATGTTGCTTTTGCAAATGCAATTAATGATTATTTAACAAAATCTAGTGGCACAAAAGTAGATATTGGAGGAATAAATTTAAAAGCAGAGGGCAAAGGTACTGAACAAATGTACATTAATGCAGCTAATAGAAATGATGCAGCTTTTACAAAGATTCAAGAAACATCACAATTAGCCTCTGATCAAAATATTAGCATAGATTCCATGATGAGAATTATGCGAAATATGGATGAGTCTGATTTTGGTACTTTTGGAACTACAAAATTATATCTTAAACAATTTGCAAAACAAATGGGTTTAAATGAAGAAGATATTTCAAGTCCAGAAGTATTTTATTCTTTAGCAGGTGATTTTGTTATGGGACAAATTGCTAAAACAAAAGGTGCAATTTCAAATAAAGAAATGGCATATTTTGAAATGATATCTCCAGGTTTATCTCGTTCTAAACAAGGTAACATTTTACAACTACAATTAGCAAAAGAAGTAAATAAATTTCACATTGACTTAGAAGAGAAAAGAGCTGATTTTCAAATGTTGGCTGCAAAAGAAGGTTGGGATTCAATTAGAACTGAAGCTGAATGGATTAAAGAGTCTAAAAGATTATATTCAGAAAATAAAGTTATTGGAAATTTAGAAAAGAAAATGGAAAATAATATTATTAACCAAGCGAACAAAATGGCTAATGAAAATAACATTCAGTTAGTATTTAATCCTAGTAGTTTAGAAGATAAAAAAATTATCCAAAATCAAATACAATCTTATTATGACAATACTGATGGCTCAGAAGTTATTGGTATGCAATTAGTTGGTTATACTGATGAGGGTTATTTAGAGTACATGGTTGATCTAGGAAATGATCGTTATGAAAAAAGAACAATTAAAACAAACTTAGGAAAAGAATAATGGCTGAAAAAACAAGTGTAGGATCTGATGTAGGAAATAGTTTACCCTCTGGTTTATTAAAAGCAGGAGCAGGATTATTATCTTTTCCAGAGACAATTTGGAATCTTGCAGGTCATGGTGGTGCTTGGGCAGAAAGAAAACTAGGTGATGCTACTGGATTAAAAATACCTGGATTAATGAACTCCGATGCAAAATACGAAGATGTTAATATTCCTTTGTTGCCTAGTTACGATGAAGCAAAAAATTATATGCGTATTTTTAAAAATGTTGATGGTGAGCCTATTGTAGATTATGATTCAAAAACATTACCAGGAAAAATGGTTAACACAGCTGCAGAGTGGGGATTAGGTGGTGGAGCTTTTACTAAGTTTCAAAAATTTCCAACCTTAATGGCTGCAGGTGCAGGTGCAACAGGAGAGGCTGTTGAAGGCACAGGAGTTATAAGTGAAGGTCAAGCATGGAAGGTCGGTTTGGCAGTAGATATTATTGGCAATATTTCTCATGGTGTTATTAAACCTAATGATGCCAAAAGATTAAAAATGATTTTAGATGATCTAAGTGAAAATGGTCAATTAGATGAAGTACAAAATATTATAAATGCAGCTAATGAAAAAGGCATTAAATTAACAGTTCCAGAAGCTATTGCAGGAGTTACTGATGATACAGCTATTTTATCAGTAGCAGATAATGTCTATGCAACATCTGGTGGTGGAACAATTATAGATAAATTTACTAAAAATAGATTTCCACAACTTAACGAAGCTAATAGAAATTTTTTAAATGAAAATTTTGATATAATTAATGTTGATAGCATTGATCCAAAAATTGTTACTAATAAATTTGTTTCTACATTAATAAAAGGACAAGATGACATTCGAATTGCTATAAATAATAAAGCAAGACAATTAAAAGATGGTGGTTGGGCAAAGTTTGATGAAGGAACATTTAATTTTGAAGTAACTGCAGCTTACATGAAAAATCTGTCTAACAGAATTAAAAATGGTGATACTGCATCAAAAGGTTTAATCCAAGAAAATATTTTAAATAAAATAACAGCACAAGGTAAAACTGATTTAAGCATTACAAATTTAAAAACAATTTATGATGATGGAATGGATGTTGTAAAAGATTTAAAAGCAAATAATCAGCACAATAAAGCATTTCAATTAAATGCAGAATTAAAATTAATTAGAACAGTTTTAGATAATAACCAATATTACAAAAGAGCAAGTGAATTTACTGTTAAAGCCAATAAAAAACTTTCAGAAAAAATGGATGCTTTTACTATTGGTGGTCAAGTAAGCAAAATTGAAAATTTAGAAAACTCTATGAGTACTATAAGAAAGGTTTTATTTTCAGAAGATGTAAGTCCTTTAAATATTCAAAAGCTATCTAAAGAATTAAATAAAATTGATCCAAGTTTATTTCCAGAAGTATCTGGTATGTTGTTTTCTAAAAACTTTACTAAGTTAATGAATAAAGCTGATGATCCGATGATTGGAATGAAGTTTTATAACTTAATGATGGGTAAAAACCAAAAACTTACAGAACAATTAATTAAAGGTACTGCCTCTGCTCAAGGTAAAAATGTTGATGAGGCTTGGTTAGGTTTTCAAAAACTAATGACAATTTATAAATCAACAGGATTTAGAGCAACAAAAGGATCTTCAACTGCAGCTAGAAAAGAGCAATTTGAGGAATGGAAAAAATTAGGCATACCTCTTGAAGGAGTTGATATTACAAAACCATCTACATTATTAGAAGGTTTTAAAAATTATTTATTTAATTCAAGAGCCGAAGATTTAGCAACAGCATTTACTGATCCTAATGGCATAGAAAAATTAATTAAAATTGCTAATGCAAGTAGATGGGGACAGATATCTTCTAATATGAATGCTTTGTTTGGTTTAATTCCAGAAGAAGTAAAAGAAGGTGAGCCGGAACATATAAAGCAACAAAATATAATTAAAAATGAATTACTAGAAAAGACAGGAGTAAGTTAATGACAGTCAAAGATTATAGTACCACAGCATCACAAAATACAGCGATTAATGGTATTAACATTAATACAGGGATGCCTCCCTCAAATGTTGATAACGCATTAAGACAATATGGAAAAGATATTAGAGATGTGTGGAATGATAAAGAATGGTTTGAAATTGGAACTGGCTCTGGAACAACAACTGTAAATAGAACTGGCAACACAACTGTTACAATAGCTGCCGATGTAACTTCAACGCATCATGTAGGAAGAAGAGTAAAAATTGTTGGAGCAAATACTGGCACAATTTATTCTCATATTTCTATTAGTGCTTATTCTTCGCCTAACACTACTTTAACTTTTGCAAGTGGAACTATATCTGCATCGGACTCAACTATATCTTTATATCTTGGATCGCCTTATGTTAATCCAAGTGTATCTATTGTTGATGAAGATAACATGGCAAGTAACTCAGCAGTTCTTCCTCCTTCACAGCAATCAGTTAAGGCTTATGTAGAT